ACATGAAGTCACCAAGGCTCTAAATCAAGCTAAAAGCAAGGGCGGCTCCAACATGGGCCAAGCCGTTCAGATTGAACTTGATCTGAAATCTCAGCGAGACTTTGAAGAACAGGTCAAAGGCCTGTTCTTCCCGAACAACATGGACGTTTGGAACTCCATCATGGTCCGTGTTGCTGAGATGAACAAGCAAGACAAGCTCGATATGCAACTGGCCCGTGACCGTGCGCTCAGGGCCAAGCAAGAACGTGAAGAACTTGTTGAAATCCTGATTGTTATCGGCGGCGTGACGCTGATTTTTGCCTTGGTAGGCTTTGGGGCCTATCTGGTTATGTATGCAAGGAGTGTGTGATGCTGTCTCTTTTATCTACCCTTGGCGGTCTGCTGATCTCCGGCCTTCCAAAACTCTTAGAGTACTTCCAGAACAAGGCGGACCAAGCTCATGAACTGCGTTTGGCACAAGTCCAGACTGAACGTGAACTTCAACTGGCTGCTGCTGGCTTTGCTGCTCAAGCCCGTGTTGAGGAGATCCGCACAGAGCAGGTGGCGATGCAGACCCAAGCGCAAATGGCCCAGGCTGAAGCTGAGATGGTGCAAGGCGCTCAGGAACACGACAAAGCAGTGCTGGCTAAGGCATCAACATGGGTTGCCAACTACATCGGCACAGTGCGCCCTACTGTGACCTACATCTTTGTGTTTGAGTTGGTGGCGATCAACGCATTCTTGTGCGTTTACCTGTGGAACAACCCAAGTTTGATAACAAATATAGACGATGTGCTTCGCTATGCAGATGTAGTGTTTAGCGCAGATGAAATGGCTATGCTTGGTGGTATACTAGGATTTTGGTTTGGAAGCCGAAACTGGAGTAAGAAATGACCATTGGTGTTTACGCAATTGTTAACAAGCAAAACGGAAAGGCCTATATTGGCAGTTCAAAGCAAATAGAATTGCGTTTGATACATCACAAGTCATATATTAAAACTGGTTTATTTTTGCACTATCAAGGCTATGCAGAAGATGCAAAAAAATATGGCGTAGGTCAATTTGATTTCAGAATAATTAAAGAAACAAAAACCATTCAAGAAGCAAGAGAGCTTGAAACTGCTGCACTGCAAATATGGGATGGTTTTTTGTACAACAAAGCCCCAAATGCCAACGGGTCAACAGGTGTAAAACGCAACAAAAAAGCATATGTTGCTGGCGCAGCTAAGAGAAATGCCGATCCTGAGTACCGCAAAAAATTAAGTACTGCTTGCAACGGAGTGAAAAAGGCAGTTGTTGAGTGTCCTCATTGCAAACTTGTTGGAGGCAGAGGAAACATGATGCGCTATCACTTTGACAATTGCAAAGCAAAGCAATGAAAACTTCTGACAAGGGCATCCACTTGATGCACGAGTTTGAAGGGTACAGAAATCGCCCATACAAATGTAGTGCAAAAATTTGGACTGTTGGTTGGGGCCATGCCATGTACGGCGATCAGCTCCGACTGCCTAACGCCCGTACTGGAGCTTACACGGGGATGATTCGTGATGACTACCAACTCAAACCTGAAGACAATCGGGTCTGGTCCAAAGAAGAACTGGTTGAGATTTTCAAAAATGACCTCGTTTCTTTTGAACGCAGTGTTCTTCGACTTGCTCCCAATTTATCTAGCCATCAGTACAAGTTTGACGCTTGTGTCGCTTTTGCCTTCAACGTAGGCGCTGGAAATTTTCAAAGAAGCACCATTCGCCAGAAAATTTTGCGAGAAGACTGGGAAGGTGCTGCTGAAGCATTCTTGGCATGGTCTAAGGCTGGCGGTAAAGTCTTGCCTGGACTTGTCCGCCGCCGCAAAGCAGAAATTGACTTATTTCTTCAAGAATGAAATAGGCGTATATACGCAAGCCTCTGAGCTACTGGACTCCACGCTGACAACAGACTGACCATAAGGATTGTTCACCTGTTCAGGGTGATGAAACCATCTACGGCAGTTCTTGCAGTGCGTGTCTGGAAACTCTGGATCACACCTACTGTAATCAAACGGCAGACGTTGCATCTTTATACTCCAGTTCCAGCAACAGTTCTAAGTAATGGATTGCTTTCTTGATGTCAGCAGCACCATTCTTTTCCTTGTGACGGGTAACGTATTTGATGACGTTGCCCTCGCAGAACCCTAGATTGTTTGCATGGATGTAGACAATGGGCTGGATGCCCTTGTCTTTGTAATGATTGCCCGAAACCTGCTTGTCAAGGGCAGAAACATAAGTCATGTAATTTGAGCAAAGTGGTTTATGTGATTGGCAATAAGCAACTGTTTCACAAGTATCGCAAAGCATCACGACTCCTTTACAAACACGCCATCTTTGTTGAGATAGCCCTTGCGATGTTCGATAACCTTGTAGGCGTTATAGAAGCACTGACGAACGTCCAGGTCAGTCAAGACCCCTACGTTAACCAGTGTCACCATCACATCACCAATGGCATCAGCAATCTCTGCTTTGTCATTCTTGGCGATAGCAATAAGCAGCTCACAGGCTTCTTCCACTGTCTTGCTGGCTTGGCCTAGTGCTGTTCCATTCTCATAGATGCCTCTGGCCTGTGCCCATTGCATCACAGCAAACTCTGTCATGCCAAACGATTGGGTTTCTTTCATCAGTCAGTGCCTCCAACTTGCATCACCTCTTGTTCGTTCTCTTGTTCTTTGAACTGAGCAACAAGTTTCTGGTGAAGTGGGAATGCGCCTGATTCTGTTGGAAGTTGTCCAAGAACACGGACAACAAAAGCGGCTTCATTTGGTTCGAGATTAAAAGTCATGGTTTTCTCCAAGTTAAAAAGGTGGGGTACTCGCTGCACTGGCGCATATGACGGGCACCCCGAGGGTTGCCACTCCAGCATCCGCTTTCCCCCGTTAATCAGAAGCAGCTAGTTGTGCAACCGAACTGCGTACAGCAAACAGTGCAAGTGGTCATCTTGCCATTGATGTAGTAAGTGTTGGTTGTGCAACTGGCCCAAGTCATTGTGGCAAGTGTTGCCAGGTATACGCCAATGATTGCTTTTTTCATGTTGGCTCCTCAAAACTTCCAAGTAATTGCTTTAACAGCCCACATTTGTGCTGTCTGTGCTTCAGTAATTGCCACACTGCACATTCGCTTAACTTCTGTGTCCTCTGTCGAGTTTCGCAGATCGTTCATCATGTTAATGAGGATGGCGAATCCAGCCTTGCAAGCGGAAACATTGTCATCGTTGCTGGGGTTGAAGGTCAGGCCAACAGCCTTCTCTCCATAAGTCATTTCTTGCTTACTCATAATTTGCTCCTCAAAAAGGGACGTCATCATTCATGTCATCAAACCCGCTAGATTTAGGCTTAGAAGCCTGTTTAACGGGCGCTGCGTCTTTAGGCTTGACAGACAGGCTCATAAACTTTTTACCCGTCTTCTCGCTTGTTTTAAGCCATCCTGATACCCAGAGGTCTACGCCATTGACGTTCAGGCTGCCTTTGTAGTCTGGGTGGTTGTCTTGTTGCTTGTCATCATTCTTAAAGATCGCGCCTCGATTGCTGTTGTCGTATTGCATTTCATTCCTTTGCTTTTTTGATGGCCGAACGGGTCTTGCTGTCCAGCAGTGACCACAAAGCGACCTTTTGATCTGCCTCTAGCGCCTCCGCATCAAGCCGTGTCAGTGCTTGTTTTGGGTTGCCTTCAGCTACGTTAGCAACCAACTCGATTGCTAATTCTTGAAGGTACTGCATTTCCTCTGGAGGAATCGTGTCTGCAATACCTTGTGATGGGGTGATGATTACCTTTGACGGAGCAACCTCATGGGTGTGTGCGTCTGCGTCATTGTCGCCTTCTGTCGGGATGGCAAAGGCCTGAAAAGCCGCATATTTGTAAGCTGCCGACATAGCCTTGTTCATTGACTTGTCGCCAGAGTCAAACGCCTCGCCAACGGTGCAAATTGTGTGCTTGCTGCCATCCTCAGAGCTAACAAGATCAAACTCCATCGTGACGTAGCTGTAAATCAATGTCTTGCTGCTTGAGCTTTGGCGCTCTGTCTGCATTGACTTTACAACCCTTGGCAAGATGCAAAGTTTATGTTCTGCAAGTAATGGGGACAGGGTGTTGTAAACCTGATCAATGCCTCGGAAGTTATACCCAGCGCCTTG